GCAGTTGTTAAAGCATATGAGCCTAACATCGTAGTTTTAGATATGGGTGACAAGTTTGCTAACAAGACTAGCGACAAGTCAGATGTGTACCTCAAGGAAGCGGCTATCCATGCACGTAACATCGCTAAGCAATACGGTTGTGCTATCATATGGATGTCGCAGTTGAGTGCTGTGGCTGAAGGTATGGTACGTGTAGATCAGTCTATGCTAGAAGGATCGAAGACAGGCAAGGCAGCAGAGGCTGACCTGATGGTATTGATCTCTAAGAACAAGCTAGTCGAAGGCCAGGATGATGAAGAAAGTAATCAACGCCACCTCAACATTGCTAAGAACAAACTCAAGGGTGGCTGGCATGGCGTAGTACATTGTGAGTTAGACGGTGAACGGAGTCAGTATCTTGCGTAATGTATTGGATGTAGAGAACACAACAACTAAACGTGATGGCAAGACTATCATGGACCCATTCGAGTTAGGCAACAGCTTAACACAAGTGGGGGTGCTTGATGTAGATAACTGGAAGAACGAAAACATCATTACGCTAGACCATGTAGAGCACAAGGATACCAGTGGTAACGGTAGAGCCGTACTTCAGTCTATCCTAGACATGACTACTCTGTTGATCATGCACAACGCACAGCATGACTTGATGTGGTTATGGGAATGTGGCTACAAGTATGATGGCCCTATCTATGACACGATGTTAGCAGAGTATTTGCTTGCACGTGGGCAGAAGATACCTGTAGGGTTAGAGGCTTGTGCTGAACGCAGAGAGCTAGACTTTCAGAAGGATGACACGCTCAAGCGTTACTTTAAGGAAGGATATAACACAAATGAAATACCTCTCAATGAGCTTAGCTTTTATCTTAGGCATGACCTGCTCACAACTCGTGAGTTGTTCCTCAGTCAAGAACACGACTACGCCCAACCAGAATCCACCTCCCTTCTTCCAGTCAGAGAAGTCACCTTCGCCACCTGTAAAGCCCTTACAAGAATGTATATGTCAGGATTCAGTGTGGATAACAACGCCCTTGAGGTAGTACGTAAAGAGTTTCAGACTGAGAAAGCACAGATAGAAGAGCGTCTACAGCGCAAGGTCAGGGATCTTATGGGTGATACACCTATCAATCTTAACTCACCTGAACAGATGTCACAGGTTGTGTTCTCAGTTGCAATAAATAACAAAAAAGAATGGGCAGCGCTCTTTGACTATGTGGAAACACAGGAAGAGTTTAAGGCAGCAGTTGCAGCAAACTCTACTACGATCCTTCGTACTAAGGCTTTCACTTGCCCTACATGTAAAGGGAAAGGTAAGACGTACAAAGTAAAAAAGGATGGCTCACTCTTTAAGAAGCCTAACAACTGTAAGGACTGTGATGCACGAGGCTATCAGTTAAAGAAGATAAACAAAGTGGCTGGTCTATGCTTCGCTGCACCAAGTAAGAAGTGGGTATCAGCTAATGGTTTTAGCACAAGTAAAGACAACCTGGACACTCTTATTGCTACTGCTAAGAACAACGGGATGGATAGTGCTGTGGACTTTCTTACTGATGTTAAAAGGCTTTCTGCTATTTCTAGTTACCTTAGTAGCTTTGTTGACGGTATTAATATTTATAGAAAGTCAACCACAGGAATGCTACACGTTGGACTCACTCAACACATCACCAGTACAGGTAGATTCTCTGGACGCAATCCCAACATGCAAAACATGCCAAGAGGGGGAACCTTCCCAGTAAAACGTGTGTTTATATCTAGGTGGGCTGGCGGTAAGATTTGTGAGGCCGACTTTGCCCAGCTTGAATTTAGAGCCGCTGCATTCCTGTCACAGGATCAGACTGCTATGGAAGAGATTGACACAGGGTTTGACGTACACAGTTACACTGCAAAGGTTATCACTGATGCAGGTGAACCTACGTCACGCCAAGAAGCTAAGCCCCACACCTTCGCTCCTCTCTTTGGGGCTACAGGGTATGGCAGAAGTAAGGCTGTAGCTGCATACTACGAACACTTCACACAGAAGTACAAAGGCGTAGCAGAGTGGCATAAGAAGCTAGCGAGTGAGGCAATACGCCTGAATAAGATTACTAACGTGAGTGGCAGACAGTACGCTTTCCCTGATGTGACAAGGCGTAGCAACGGTAGCGTGACACACTTCACGATGATCAAGAACTATCCAGTGCAGGGGTTTGCTACAGGTGATGTAGTGCCTGTTGTATTGTGTGAGATAGAACGTAGACTGATGGATATGCAGTCATGCTTAGTTAATTCTGTGCATGATTCAGTGGTCATTGACGTACACCCTGACGAGATTGAAGCAGTGATTCAGACTATTACGGATATGAACGAAGACCTAAACTCTTTAGTCGAAAAGGCTTATGGTGTTACCATGAATGTGCCTCTATTATTAGAAGCAAAATTAGGTGATAATTGGCTTGACATGACTGACGTTTAGAGTATAACTAAGCATCTTTTAACTTTACAAAAAGGAAGTAAGTATGAGTACAGAATTAGCAATTCAAAACGATCTTGGTATGTCTTTAGCGGAAGCTATTGGTGTATCAAACACAGGGGGTGAAACAAAGAGTGTATCACTACCTCGTGTTAACCTGATCCACAATGGAATCATGGGTAGCATCGAAGTCAACGGCAAGACAGTCAAGACTGAGGTAGTACCATCAGGGGCATACAAGATCACACGTGGTGACGATAACGTAGTGTATAGCGTTAACCCTAGCATCCGCATCTTTGCTGTACGTCAGCAGTGGAGCAAGTGGGATTCATCAGAAGATAAGATGATGAAAACAGTCATGAGTACTGACCTAAAGGGTGACTTGAAGGATAACATGGGTGGGTTTAACTTAGGTAGACCGTCTGGTTACATTGAAGACTGGGCTTCTGTACCTGAGAAGACAAAAGACTTAATCCGTAGCATTAAACGTAAGAAGATTGTCTTTGGTATGTTAACTGCTAATGATTGCATTGACGAAGCAGGTAATCCTGTAGATGCTATCACTGATCCTGTGCCGTTTGTGTGTGAGGTTCCACCTTCAAGCATTAAGCCATTGGACGGGGCTTTAACTGCTCTGACACGTAAGAATATCTTACCTATTCAGTACACGTTTAACCTGGCTGCTGATGAAGATCAACGACCTAATAGTAACCCTTATTCTATCATGAAGCTTAACGCAGGTGACAAGGTAGACATTAGCCCTGAAGATCAGACTACACTGAAAGACTTCATGGATTACATTGAGTATCAGAACTCTTACATCTTGCAGCAGTGGGATGAAAAAAACCAAGAGACTATCTCTGAGGATGATGCATCTATTGTAGCATCGTTTGTCAATGTAGAAGAGGCAGACTGATGAACCATCATGCTGAACTAGCTGTCTACAATTACTTAGCGAAAGCTATTAAGGGTGAGACAGACATGGCTGAAGACAACCGTAAGCATGTAGCTGCGGATGTTGAAGCTGCACTAAAGAAACAGTTCAGCAGTGGTCCACGTGACAAGTTTAAACTACGGATGTCCAACATTGGGCGTCCGACTTGTCAGTTGTGGTTTGAGAAGAATGACCCAGAAGATAAAACACCTCTACCCCCACACTTCCTGATGAACATGATCATTGGGGATATTGTAGAGGCTGTCTTCAAAGGTCTTCTTCGTGCTGCTGATGTTGACTTCAAGGACAACGATAACGTTACACTAAAGCTTAGTGATGGTACTAAGATCAACGGCGAGTATGACATGGTTATGGATGGCAAAGTGGATGACGTTAAGTCTGCATCACCTTGGTCATACAAGAACAAGTTTGCTAGCCTAGAAGCATTAGCACAAGGTGATGGCTTTGGGTATATCCCACAGCTAGTCGGCTACGCTACTGCAGCAGAGCTAGGCGTTGGTGGTTGGTGGGTAGTGAACAAAGCTAATGGTGAGTTTAAGTATGTAGATGCATCAGGTGTAGATACTGATGAAGTGCTTGAGAGAATCGAAGCTACTGTATCTCACATCAATGAAGACAAACCGTTTGAGCGTTGCTACGAGGCTATCCCTGAGACTCACTATCGTAAGGCTACAGGTAACCTAAAGCTGGGTAGTGAGTGTGGCTTCTGTTCGTTTAAACATAAGTGCTGGGCTAACCTACAGACACTACCTGCTGTTAAGTCTACTGCACAGCAACCGCCTATGGTGGACTATGTGTTTGTTGATCCGCAATACTTAGAGGTTGATCTTGACTAGACGTGCACACCTTAAGAGCTATCGCAGTGGCCTTGAGAGAGAGGTTGCTGCGTGGCTTAAGGGCAAACAAAAGAAAGTCAGATACGAATTACTAAAGGTAGAGTGGGAAGACTTAAAGTATCGTACCTACACACCTGACTTCGTGCTTGACAACGGTATCATCATTGAGACTAAGGGTATCTTTGATTCAGCAGATAGGCGTAAACACCGTGAGGTACAGCGTCAGCATCCAGAGCTAGATATACGATTTGTATTCAGTAATGCTAAGTCAAGGCTTTACAAAGGTGCTAAGTCAAGGTACTGCGATTGGTGTGACAAGCATGGCTTTAAGTGGGCGCACCGTGTGATACCAGAAGATTGGTTAAACGAAGACGGTGAAGAGATAAAAGCTAAACGAATAGAAGTTAAAACAAAAAGGAAAGTATGATGGGTTACACATTACGTGAAGATGAAATGGCTATCGTAATACGTCCACAGAACTACGAAGAAGATTGGAATGGTGATGTATCTATTGAGCTAGCCTCATCTAACGACAGTCCTGTACCTGAAATGGTTATGGCACATATCATGAATATAGCTACGATGATGTCTGCTTTCCTTGATGTAGCATCTGAACATCCTGACATTTATGACTTAGTAGAAGAACATCGTAATCATCTTATGGGTGTTGACGAAGAGGAAGAAGAAGCTCTAGAAGTCACACGTGAAGGTAATGTATATACATTGAATGCTTGGACTAAGACGGAAGGTAACGCATGAAGAAAGAACCAACACTAACATCTGTTTCGCTTGACGATATAATAGATCCAGTAAATAAACCCATACACTACAACCAAGCTGGTATTGAATGTATTGATGCTATAGAAGCTATGACTGAGAACATGTCAGGACAAACAGCACCACACGCTGCTAATGTTTTAAAGTATCTATGGCGTCACGAATACAAGAATGGTCTAGAGGATATTGATAAAGCTATCTGGTATCTCAACAGACTACGCAAACGCTATACGGAGAAACATAAATGATTAGCCAGGATGACATAGATGCAATGAAACCACAGATGCCACACGAGAAAGTAGGTGACTTCATTAAAGCTTTTAATGGATCTCTTGACCCTCGCTTGTGGATTAAGCTTATTGATGAAGAGATGGCTGAGCTAATGGCTGAGAAGTATGGTACAGTAGCGCACCTAAAAGAGCTTTGTGATCTACTATATGTTTCTACAGGTCTTGCGCTTACTGCACCTGATCACATAGGTATGCTTATGGGTGACGCTGAGCGTGAGACAGTTATTAAACAACAAGGTACGGTTAGCCGTTTGTTAGACAGTGGCTTAGAGCATTACGGTGAAGCAGTTCTTAGTGAGGCATTCACACGTGTACACGATAGCAACATGTCTAAGCTAGACAGCAATGGTAACCCTATCCTACGTGAAGATGGGAAGGTTATGAAAGGTAAAAACTATAAGAAGCCTGATCTTACTGACTTACTGGAAAAGGCAGCATGAAGTTTGATATTAGAATGACAATAGATATAGATGAAGAAGACAACATACTTCCTATATCAGAAGAAATGTATGAGCAAACCGTTAAGGAGCTTATACAGGATGTTGTATATGACCTAGATGCAGAGATTAAAAAAATAGAGGTAAAACAAAAACCATGAGCAATTACTTACCAACAGACTACCAGAGCTTCATTGCTCTATCACGATATGCCAAGTACTATGAC